GATTTAATGGCCATTTTTAATGGGCAATAAGGCAACGATTCGACTTATACCCGGTTCGGGTTCGCGCCGGCGGCCGTGAGGGTTTTGTGGGACCGGCCCCCCGGGGAGTTTTCAAGTTTTGGGACAAAAGCGACAACCCAAAAGCCGGAGATAAGGGCGCAAGCAACCGACGTTTTATATATCTCGAAAAAGGATCAGTTCGCGATTTCGGGCATTATCTTTTATGTGACGGATTTTAAAGACGATGGGTGGGGAGTAACCACCATCGAACTTAGTTTGACGGCGGTTTAAATGGCATCGGGAGCATCGATTAGAAGCCAAATAGTGGCGGCGGTGCTGGCCAGGCTCGAGGGAATAAACGCAACCGGGAATTACATTACATCGGTGGGAACGGGAGATATCCGTGTATGGCGAACAACGCCTTTCCAATTTGATGACACGCCGGAAATCTCCATCACGGATCCCGATGAGGAAATTGAGCAATATACGGGTGGCATTTGGACACCTAAGATCGATTTTGAAATATTTGTGGCGGCGGGAGCCAATTTGGATTTGGGCAGTAGTGATTCAAGTTACAACGTGGCCCAATATTTAAAGGACGTTTTTGCGGACCTGACTTTTGCTTTAGGGGTGGATCGATATTGGACGGTAAACGGAACTCGATTGGCTTATGACACGGTCCCAGGAAAGAACAACGTGCTTTTGGAGCAAACCGAGGAAATCATGGGATTGGGGATTTTTAGGTTTAGCGTGAAATACAGAATGAAAAGTTTTAGTCCAAACACTTTAGGTTAAACGGTCTTAGACCGTAAGGGGGATTTATGGGAATTGCATTCGGATACGCTGGATGGGCCGCTTTCGGAAATGAGACGACTTTTGGGACTCCGATTGGGGGAACAAATGAGGTTCAAACTATCACGCCGAATTCCGCCCCATCATCCGGACATATAACGGTCAACAATGATGGTATTACCACAGGAAATATCAATTCCGGCGATAGCGCCGGGACCATTCAAACCACGTTTGATACCGCTTTTGGAGTGGGCAATACATTGATTTCAGGAAGCTTGGCCACGGCCATTTCCGTGACATGGCAGGGGATTTACGCGGCGAGAAACATTACCCAATTAACTTTGGCCTCCAATACCCTTGCCGGCGGGAGTTACGCATCCATCGTGGTGGCCACCGGTACCCCGGGAGTCCAACCCACCTTGGTTTACAAGGAATTATTGGATGAAAGTATCCAACTCAAGCAAAGCGCCATGGAACGGCCGGTCTTGGGAAGCCCCTCCATCACCCATAATGTCAAAAGCAAATCCTCAACCGAGGGTCAGGTTAAAATCCAAACTCAATTCAATGACATTGGGCGAATCCTTTACAACGCCATTGGATCCGTGGTGGATACCACCCACGGGGGAGAGAGCGCGGTTTATGATCATACCTATTCCCTAGTGAGCGCCCTGCCGGCCGGCATGACCTGGTATATCGACCCGGATTCCGGAAATATCGGAAGGCAATTTCAATATCCGGGAATGCAGATCGACAAAATGACTTTGAAACAAGAGGTGGAGCAATTTTTAATCACCGAATTGGGATTGGTGGGAAAGGGAGTTAGGAATTTAACCTATCCCTTGGCCAAGCCAACCCCCCATGCCTTTAATGGGATCGATTATGAAATGGTATCCGCCACCGCGGGCGTGTCCGTGAATGGGGTTTATATCCCGGCTAAAATGTCCGAGATCACCCTTGAAAACGGGCTTTCCAAGGAACGTTATGGATTGGGGGCGAATACCCGGGTGGGTTTACAGCGGGGAGCGGTCCGGAAGGTCATGGGTAAAACCACTCTGGAATTCCAAAACACCACCCAAATCCAGTTATTCAATGCCTATACGCCCTTCACCTTCATCATCAAATGGACGGGAGTAAGTATAGCCGGATCCGCCGTTCCGACGGCCTATTCCCTGACCATCACCCTCAACAATTGCGTTTTGTCCAACGATAATCCGAATGTGAAGGATTGGAACGTGATTCAAGAGGATTTGGACTTCCAGGCTTTCGCCTCAACCGGAAACCAGGACGAAATGACCGCCGTTCTTGTGAACGACGAAGCGACAATGACATAAGGGAGGCGGCATGGGCGCGAAAGAACTAAAGGCCCGTCAACGGAAGGAAATTGAGCTTTCGGACGGGACAAAAATTATCGTAAAAAAACTATCGCCTTATGAATGGACCGAAACGGGCATTGTTCCGGATATTCTTTTTGAACCCGGAACAACGGATGAAAAAAGAAAAGCAACTCTGGAAGATAAAAAATCACTCAAGGCCATGTTCAAGGTGGCTTTCCTCCGGGGGGTAATTCCACAGGCTGATTTTATTCCGGTGGATAAGCCATCGGAACAATGTACGGAAAACGAAATCACTTTTCAGGATATCGATGAAATCGATTTAACCAAAATCCTGACCGGGGCTTTGTTTGGAGGTGCCGGAGTTCCGGCAACGTTTTCAGGGATCGAGAAAACAGTGGAAGGCGCTGGCAACGACTCTGGACACGATGGGCCGCCGATACCATAAATTACCATCCGAATGTTTAGGGGTTCCAACCGAGGATTGGGGGCTTAATCTCCGGGTCTTAATCCATGGACTGGAAAACGATAAAAAGAATCAGAGGAAATAATGGCCGGCAATGACAATGTGGTCCAAATCATCATTAAGGCTTTGGACAACACCAAGGCCGGGTTAAATACATCCATCACCGGAATGGAATCCTTAACCGGTGCCCTTGGGAAGATGAATACGTTTTTCAAGATCGGGGAGGCGGCCGCCGCCTTCTTTTTTGAACGGTTGATAAGCCATTCCATTGAAACCGCCGCAAGTATGGAAATTCTGCACCAAAAGACCGGAATTTCAGTTGAATCCCTTTCAACCCTCGCCTATGCCGCCCGCCAAACCGATACGGATATGGAGGGGCTTGCCCTTGGATTAAAGAAAATGTCCTCCGCCATGTTCTTGGCACAAAATGGAAACGAGAAAGCGGAAGCCACATTCAAAACACTTGGAATCTCGGTTACCAATGCCGATGGAACAATGAAAACACAGGAACAAGTATTGTTGGAGGTGGCGGGAGCGTTTTCAAAACTCCAGGATGGGGCCGGAAAATCGGCTTTGGCGGTCCAGTTATTTGGGAAAAGCGGAACCGAATTAATTCCATTTTTAAACCAGGGGGCGGACGGAATTGCGGCCATGCAAGAAAAGGCCAAGGGTTTGGGATTGGAAATAAGCGACAACACCGCGAAAAGCGCGCATGAATTTAAGGATGCCTTGAAACAAGTGGAGGACGGAACATCAGGTTTTGGAAATATGATTGTGACCTGGATGCTTCCGGCATTAACTGGATGGGCGAAGGAATTTGCGACACTTTTTGAGCGAGGACAGGCCATAAACCTTATTTTAAGGTTTGTTTCTGAGGCATTAAGAATGGTTTGGATAGTAGTTTTAAACGTTGTTGATGCCATTCAAACTTTTGTGAAAGTAATCGCGGACGCGGTTGCGGGACTGTTTGTTTTTTTTACCGCATTAAAAGAGGGAGGCTGGAAACAAGCCAAGGCGGCCCTTGCCGAAATTGGAAATCAAATCCGAACCGATGTAAAAGATTCTTTTAAAAATTTAAGCGGTGAAGTTGAAAAATCAGGTAAAGCCCTGGATGAGCATCAAAAAAAGATGGTGAAAGTTGCCCTGACCGCCGGACAATTGAAAAAAGCTTTTGATGAGGTCAAAAAGGAATTTGAAGCCGCCCACCCGGGTATGGCCTCTTACTTCAATGAAATGGATAAACTGGCCAAAAAGACCGCGGGGACCTTACAAGATCAATTATTTGGGGGTATTACGGCGGTGGCCGGGGGGATTCAAAAGGGTTTGGGAACCGCTTTATCGGACCTGGCCATGGGAACGGAATCATTGGGAACGGCCATAACGAAGATGGGCGATTCAATTCTAAGGTCCTTGGTGGATTATGTGGCCCAACTCTTGGCCGCCAAGGTGGCTCAAGCGGCCTTAGGGGCGGCGGGAAAGGCTAATTTAGGGGCATCCACGGCGGCAAGCGTGGCGGCCGGGGCTACCGTGGCCACGGCATGGGCAAGCGCCGCGGCTTTAACCTCTTTGGCCTCATTTGGAGCCAATGCGGCCCCGGCCCAAGCTGGATTGGTATCCACGGCCACTTTGGCGCAAGCCCTGGGGGCCCTTGCATCGGGATCGGATATGATCGGCCAAACCGGGGCCTATATCTTGCACAAAGATGAGGGCGTGGTTCACCCCAAGGCAAATAAAAAGCTAACTGAATTTCTGGATAAAAATAGCGGCGGAAATGGTTCCGGCGGCGGACCTGTCACGCTTGAAATACATTTTTCAGACCGCAAAATGGCGTCTTATCTTTTGGATTTGAACCGCAAGGGGCTCATTAAACTGGCGGTGCCCTAATGAATTTTTGGTATCAAAACCAGGTGGATTTATCCGCGACACTTACCACCGATACCACCCACCAAACCGGTTACCCGGGATCCAACGTCGCTAACGACCAAAAGACCATAGTTTGGATAACCGGGACCTCCCAGGCCACCGAATCAGTTATTTTTGATTTTGGAACATCGAAAACCTATACGGACGCCATCATCTTTGCCCACAACTTAACGGCTGGAGATTCGGATATTGAACTGGAAACAAGTGATTTGTCGGATTTCTCGGTTTTAAATCAAACGGGTGATTTCACTTGGAGTGCCGGAGCCATGCACATTTCCGGAACCTTCAATGGACGTTATGCCCGGATTTCATTCACCAAAAGCGCGGCGGGTCAAACGAGGCAGATTGGACGGGTTTACCTAGGGAATATTTATTCAACAACTCGCCAACCGGATTTCGATAAAGGATTCAAATTAACAGCGGCCACCAATTCCCAGGTAAATGAGTCCCGCGGGGCCCAGGAATATGGGCTTGTGAAGCAAAATTACCGGCTTCCGGTGGTGACCTGGACCATGTTGGAAAACACACAATCCATGGCCCTCTTGGCCATTTATCAAGACCGGATGATCGCCAAAAAACTATGGATTCAAATAGATGCCTCTTCCGCCCAAGCCCAATACTCGGAAATTATTTATGTGCGGATAACAGAATTTTTGCAGTTGGAAGCCTCTGCATATGATTCAAACCAACAATGGGATACAGGCATGGCCTTTAGGGAGCAATTATGAGTGTTCTTTCGGACGCGATAACCAATCACCCAACAGGAAATCCGGTTGTTTTGGCGGAGGTGACCGTTGGGAATCAATACACATTTTTGCAACCCATAAATCCAAATGACATTGCGGGTTTAACTTTATGGCTTCGCCCTGATGAAATCCTGGCGGATTATCCATCCGGCGGGGCAATTACCACATGGAGGGATGCTAGC